CGAAGAGATTAAGACGCTTTTGCAGGAGCTACAGACCGAGGCGGGCAAATGGTCTGACCAATTCGCTGACACCCTTGTATCTGGTCTTGCGGATGGCAAGCTGGCCTTTAAGGACTTTGCTGATTATGTCTTGCAGCAATTAGCCCGCATTGCGATAAGCAAAGCCCTAGAGCCGCTGTTTCAGGGCTTTGGCAACTTCATTGGTGGCCTTACTGGGGCGTCAGCGCCCGTACCAGCCGGTTTAATCGCCACCCCTGTCAATGACCTACCTTTGTCTAGAGAGGCCGCCAGCGCCCAGCAGATGATTGTGGGCGTCCCCCGAATGTCTGCCCCGTCCCCCAGTTCAAGCCCTGTCACGGTGAACGTAATGAATTACGGCTCTGACGATGTTGAGGTGAATGAGCGCAAGACTAGCCGAGGTATCGAAGTGGATGTGCTGATTAAGAACGCGGTTAAGTCAGGCATTGCGGCGGGTGACTTTGACAAGGTAATGGCGACCAGTTTCGGCACTAGAAGGATGGCTTACTAATGGCGTATACAGGTGACATAGCAACGCGCCCTGGGACGCTGGGGTGTTTCTCTAGCTGGGATGAGCAGCAGACTGATAACGTAATCAAGTCAACCGCTGAGGATGGGACGGTTAAGTTCCGTAGGCGATTCACGGGCAAGAACAGAAGGGCGTCAGCCAGTGTCCGCATATCGGCTGAGCATTACGATGACTTTGTGTTCTGGTATGACGTGTCACAACAGCAGGGCGCTATCCCCACTAGGATTATCACGCCCTACGGTGAGGAGGAGGTGTGGCAGTTTATCGCCCCGCCTGTTTATAAGTGGATTGATGCCAACGTCTTAGAAGTCTCCTGCAATCTATATCAGGGGTCTAACTGGTGAGCATTGACGTTCATGTAAACACCACCCACACCGATGTGGCGTTTCTGTTCCTGATGACCATTGTGGACGCAGAAAGCAACCAGACGTTTAGGGTGGTCAATAACTTAGAGGATGTAGTCTCTAACGGTTATACCTATACGGCTTTTCCCTTTGAAATAACGTTGCCGCCTGATGACGGTGGCACGCCCCAATCAATGAAGGTCAGCACGTTCAATGCGTCACGGGACTTGATTGAGATACTCAGGGGTACGCTTGAGCCGCCAGAGGTGACGGTGGATTTGATTACGTCCAACAACCCCAACGACGTTCACAAGCGCATTGATTTCTTGCGGGTGGCTGGGCTTGAGTACAACGCCCTTAACGTCAGTTTTGACCTAGTGGCCACGTCAGCTTTTGCCCGACAGACGCAGAGGCATACCTACAATCAGGCTGAGTTCCCTGGGCTGTTCTATGCGTTGCAGTGACTACATTGGCATACCTTATAAAGAGCGTGGGCGCGGGCGTGACGGTCTTGATTGCTGGGGTCTTGTTTGCCTTATGTATGCTGATATGGACATTGATGTTCCTTCTTATTTGCATGACTACATTACTAGCTCAGATATTGATTCTGTTGCTAACGCCATTAACAAGAACAAGGCCCATTGGCGCAAGGTTGAGGCTCCCGATGTAGGGGATGTGTTGGTGTTCAACATTATGGGCTTCCCCTGCCATGTGGGTGTCTATGTTGGGCAAGGCGACTTTATCCATTCCTTTAGGGGTACAGCGGTCTGCGTTGAGCGGCTGAATAGCATTAGCTGGACTAGACGGCTATCCGAGGTTTATAGATGGCAAAGATAATTGACACCCACTTTGCTGATGAGGCCACCACCTTTACGGTAGAGCAGGGCATGACGATTGAGGAAATCGTCAGGGCTTGTGAAATACCCGAGGCCATTTGGTCTAACGTCGTTATTGTCTTGAACGGCACTGAGGTTGTCAGGGCCGAGTGGGATAACGTATTCCCTACGGATGCTGACGTTCTATCTGTTCACGTTGTGCCTTTGGGGTCTGACGGTAAGCAGATACTGAGATTGGTGGCGGTCATTGCTGTGGCGATTGCTGTGCCGCAGTTGGTTGCTGCGTCAGGGCTTACGGGAACCGCAGCAACAGTTGCAAAGGTTGGCTTAACGGTTGTTGGCACACTTGCGGTCAATGCTCTAATCCCACCCCCGACTATCCGGCCTAATATCCCAGGCGGTTCTGCTACGTCTAACGCCTACTTCTTAAGCGGCCAAAGCAATCGCATTAGACCCTATGAGATTGTGCCGGTCACTTATGGCGAACACCGGATGTTTGCCAACTTAGCGTCAGCGCCACATATCTTCAGTGCTGGCACCAGTTCGATATTCCAAGCGGTTTACGATTGGGGCGTTGGTTCTTATGAGTTGAGCAACGTCATTGTTGGTGAAACGCCTTGGTGGATGTTTAAGAACCGTTCGCAGCTTGCCTATTTCTTTGAGCCGCAGCCTTATTCTTCTTCTGCCACCAGTGCTTTCCGGCCTGTTGACCTTCAGATATATGACTTCCCGCTGAAGTCTACCGACCTGTCTATTGGCCTTAATGAGTTGGGCGATAACGGCACGTCGCGGACTGTGGACGAATGCCACACTGCTGTTGTTGAGCTGACGTTCCCGCAGGGTTTGGTCTACTTTGATGACGTTGGCGAGTCCCAAGGGAATCGGGTTAAGTACCGTATAGGCTACCGGCCCGCTGGTGGATTGGATTTCGGCCCGCTACCTAGCCTGACTAGGGGGTACGCTGGCGACTCGCACTTATCGTTCTATGGCGTTGATGAGGGGCCGCCTGACGGGGGTGGGCCAATACAGGATTACACCCCAGTTATCACGCCTTCTGTCACGTCAATCAACCCTGGCGACCCCCTGACGTTATACGTCCGCTTCTATCGTGGCGAGGCGTTCCCAGGTGAGTCGTTTGCTAGTGATGACGGTGACCCTGACAGGCCAAAGGAGGCGTTCCGGTTTAGGAATATCACGACGGGTGAGGTGTATAACTGCACGTCCACGTTTAACAGCTTAAACCCTGCTGACTACAACCCTAATCAGTGGGCATACAATGAAATGCCCTCGCCCCCTAATAACTATATCCGCATAGACCAAACGCAAGCCCACGCGGGGACAATGATTTACCAAGACCCGCCAGCCAATAATCAGTGGTATGCGTTTGAGTTGGTCGCGCCGAATAGCTCCGGCAGGTTCCAGATAGAAATGGACTTGGCTGAGTGGTGGACTAAGCCGTATGGGGAAGAGGGGGCAGAGCGTTGTGCCGAGACTGAAGATTACTATCCCGTGACGCTAAACGATAACATCGTCACGCTTACCGTCCGCGACCCCGTTATCACTGACCCCAACGATACTTACAAGAGAACCGGCCCAGACTATAGCTATGTGCGGCGGGATGTATACAGCCAAACGGGTTCAGGTGATTGGGAAGAGCGCGGTAGCCAAATGTATGTCATTTGGTGGCAGGGCAGCGCCTATACCTATGACGTACCAACGCAACACGATTATGTAGGCCGGTCTATTCTGGGGACGTCACGGGCTATTGAAGCCGTACAGGTTACGTTTGGCGGGTATAGCGCGTGGGAGTTCTTGGGCATTAAGGGCGACGGCGTATTACTGCTGATATCTGAGGGCGTATTGACTGAGGTTATTAGCAACCCAGGCGGTGGCGGCGACGATGGCGGCGGTGGCGGCCCAGACGGTGGTGTAGACCCAGACGACGGTGGCGACACGACGACCCCAGACCCAACGCCACCAATTACCAACCCAGACACCATAGAGCCGTTCGGCGGGCGATTGCTTGACCCGAATGATGATTGGTTTGATGGGGGGACTTGGAACCCCAGCAGTGACAGCACCGGCACATTGTTCACGGTTTACGGCAGCGAGGCCACGCCAAGCAAGATTTCTATCGTTATCCCAATGCCACAAGTCGGTGCCTATGATATCCGCATTGAGCGCATTGATGACCGGCAGAATAGCGGGGCGTTTTACCCAACGCCTGACTATGGCCCTGGGGAAGAGTTCCCGATTGTTGACCCAAAGAACACTGACGAAGATAAAGACAGCCGCTATATAGATGACAGCATGTGGACGCGGCTGGCGTCTAGGGGAATCCCAGAGGATACGGCTGTTCTTAATCTACAGCACCGGCATACGCTGACAGAGCTGGAGTTCGAGGCTAACCAAGCCATTCAAGGCAATGTGCAAGAGGTTAGCGCCATACTGCGTTCGCGATTAAGAACGTGGCGCAATGGTGCTTGGACGGGCCTAACGCTAAGGGATGCCAACGGTGAGTGGTGCTATGACAATCCTGCGTGGATTGTTGCCGATATCCTTTTGGGCTATTCAATACAGAACAAGCGCGCCCCCCGCTTTAACACTGACCACTGTGGTTGGTTGACCCCTGACCAATTAGATATGCAAAGTTTCTATGACTTTGCCCAGCACTGTAACGAGATAGTCGCTTATACAGGGCCAAATGGTTATGCCACCCGCAAGCGCTACACCACAAACATGGTGATGGCGTCTGACGCCCCGATTATTGAGACAGTGCAAAACATTTTGGGCCAGTGTCGGGCGCAGTTGATTATTAACCAATCCGGCAGGCTTTCTGTCATGCTGGATGAGGCAAGAACCACGCCCCGCCAGATGTTCACCCCGTCTAATTCTTGGGACTTTTCCGGCAGCCGTTCGTTTACGGAAATACCGCATTGCTTCAATGTGCAGTTCACGTCGCCCGAGCTGGGGTGGCAGGTTGGAACGGTCAAGGTATACCGCCCAGGCTATGACGCTACGGGCAGTTACGGTAATGAGGTGGCTAGTGTCTTTGAGGACTTAGACACCATTGGCATTACCAACGCGCACCAAGCACAGCTTTATGGCGCGTATATGCTGGCCCAAGCTGTAATCAGGAACGAAACATTTACCCTATCGACTGACGTAGAGAATCTAGTTTGTCAGAGGGGCGACCTTGTGGAAGTTGCCCATGACGCCCCATTGATGGGCGGGCGCTCTGCTGTTGTGACGGGCGAGGTTGATGGCTGGTTACATTTGTCCGAAGTTTTCGGTGGTTTAAATTCCGATACTAACAGCTATACCTTACGCACTTCTGGCGGTGACGTTCTTTACGGCAGTGTCTTAGAGATTAGTGCCGATAAGGTTCGGATAAGCAATCAGGGCGCGGCTGACGTTGGTAATCTGATTGTGATTGGCCCGTCTAATCGGGTGACTGAAAAGTATCTGATTCAGTCTATTAGGCCCAAGCCTGACTTAACTGCCGAGTTGTCTTTGGTCAAGTATGACGAACGGGTGTATCAGGTAGACGATGGCCAGTTCCCCGTATGGAATCCCAACTTTAATCAGAACATTGGTTCTGGCGGTACGCATCAAGCCTACAGCCCGTACGGGACGTCTGAGCTGATTTATATTGACCGCCAGCCCTATACCGAGGCAGTGATAAATTGGTCTGTATGGCCTGACAATGATTCTGTCGGCGGCTTTTTAATCGAGATGCAGACGCTAGGGAATGCGCGGCGGCAGTTGGATTACGTTGCGGGCGGGTCTAGAAGCTATACGCACAGATACTCAAGCCGTGACAGCAGCTTGGGTGGTTCTACAACTTACTTTATCACCCCGTATAGCGCGCTGGGATACAAGGGCGTAGCGACAAACATTACCCTGTCAAAGCGTATTGATACTGTCGCCCCCTATATGACGGGCTTTAGGGCTGAGTTCACCGCCAACAACAATACTTTGTTGACGTGGGACGACCCTGATGTGCCTGATTTGCAGGGCTATTCTATTTACTACAAGCCCGACCCCGTAAACCCTGGGGTTGGTGGCGAGAAAATCGGCCAGCCTGCATATAACCGTACTGATTGGTTGGTTGAGGGCGCTAAAGAGGGGCTGTTTTGGATAGTCGCTACAGATACGTCCGGCAATAACTCAAACCCAAGGGCGGCGGGTTCTTATGACACCGGCTCCTATCCCACCCCTGACCTTGTTCAGCCGTTTTGGATTGACGTATTTGAGGACAGGGTTGGCGGTATGCTTCATTGGGGGCTGCTAGACGACCCCACCATTGCAAGCTATACCCTTTATCAGTCTTATGAGCCTGCTGAGTTCGATATAGAGCGCGCTACGCGATTGGCTACCGTTGGCCCTAATGTTGACCAATTAGCCGTTGAGCGGCCTTTCGGGGCGTTCTGGATAGTGGCTGAGAATGTCTACGGCGTTGTTGGGCCTGCTAATAGAATCGTTGAGTATTACCGCACCCCCGCAAAGGTTCAGAATTTCCGTCTGTACGTTGAGCAGAACGTAGGCGTATTGAGATGGGATTTACTTTCTGACGTTTACTTGGATAGGTATGAGCTAAGGTATACAGAGGACGCTGATTCTACTGATGCGGAGTCTGCTGCGCCCTTTGGTTCAGCCGCACCCAATACCGACAATATGCCGAGCGAAAAGCTAGAGGGCGCATGGTTTATTCGCGGGGTCAATATATATGGTATTGCTGGGCCTTGGTCAAATACCAATAGTGTTGTTGAGGGATTGGCGGCTGTTAATGGCAAGGTCACGCAAGCGCTTAAATTTATTGGGCGTTACCCATTCTCTGATGCAACGGTTAGTTGGCAGCTTCAGGGCAGCCAATCACTTCTAGAAAAGTATCGGGTGTTCTTCTACCCCACAGACCCCATCAAGGCCCAGACGTATCAAGAGCCTGATGAGTTGGTGGTGGATAGGCCGCCGGTATTAGTTTATGAAGGGCCGGAAACACGGTTTACCACGACTGTATCGACCACAGAGGACACCGGCAGGCAGCACGGTTACTTTGCGATTCTGCCTATTTCTATTTATGGCACTGCTGGTGTTGCTGAGTATGTCGATTTTGAGGTTATTAAGGACGTAACCCCACCCCTTCCCCCAGAACGGTTCTTTGTGAATGTGGTCAGCAATACAAACGCTGACCTGTCTTGGCTGGCTTCACAGTCGGTAGACGTTGACACCTATGACCTGAGATATACGCCCGAGTATTCCTCGCCCAGATGGGAGGCGGCTGAACATATCGCCACGGTGGGCTTTAACGTCACTGGCTACCAGACCAACGCCAGGACGGGGACATATCTAATTCGGGCAACAGATACGTCTGGGAATGTCTCAGACGTTGTTATGCAGCGCACCACGGTTGCTGAGTTGCCCGACATGAATGTTGTCGAACGGGTAGAGGACGCGCCTGATTGGGAAGGCAAGAAGGTTTATTTCATTAAGGACGGTAGCCGTCTGTTAATGCAGAACGCCCCCTATACGGGTGGTGATGACTTTGGTGCAGACCCTTATCGGGAAGCCACCTATTACTACCATGAGCGCCTTGATTTAGGCCGCATTTACGAAACCCGACTGACGGCAAAGATACAGGCTTACGGTCAGTTAGCGGGGTCGGTCATGGCTGATTGGAATACGTTAGCCGAGATAGACCCGATATCAGGTGTTGAGGAATCCGCTGATTGGGATTGCTGGGTTGAGTACCGGACGGGCACGCAAGAGGAAGTAATTGCCGATTGGGTGAACATGGCGGCGCAAGACCCAATATCGGGTGGGCTGGCTTCTGATTGGACAGAGTGGCGGGCGTTCTTTGCCGCTGACGTTACCGCCCGATTCATAGACTTCCGGATTGTGGCGCGGGCTTACAACCCTAATGCGGAGGTAGGCGTTATCTCCGGTCTGATTGAAGTCGATATGCCTGATAGGTACTGGACTAAATCCGATATCCCCGTGGGTGTTTCTGGGGCTTCTGTATTGATTGACCCGCCCTTTAAGCATTTGGAGGCGGTGGCGGTCACGGTGGACGGAAATGACTACAACGTCCGCGCGATTGTTGAGGACAAAAAGCCGTGGGGCTTCACGGTCAAGCTAATTAACCAAACCAATGGGGCGGCGGTTCCTGGGCAGGTGGATGTATTTGCATCTGGCTACGGTATCGAACGTCCCGAAGTTATTTAAGGAGATAGACATGGCACAGCGACCAACCAGTGATTTTGATATCGACCCCAACATTACGTCGGGAACCGACTTAGCAAACATTCTAAACCGCTTCCAAGACGCAATGGATTCGGGCAACTCTGGAGCTTCACGGCCTGCATATCTAGCAGCGGGCGGCATGTGGGTGAAAGAGGGCAACCCCATGCGCCTGTACCTTTATGACGGTACTAAGGATATCGAGCTTTACAACACCACTGACGGTCTTGTAGGGGGTTCACAATGGATAGATAACGGCAACGACATCTATTATAACGCCGGCTATGTTGGTATTGGGACGGATAGTCTCGACTACACGCTTGTAGTTCAAGGCGATAAAAACGTAAACGCTAACATTTTTGCGGCCAAAGACGCAGATGGCACAAGAATGATGTCAGTAGAGCAAACGTCAAACGGTGATGGCAGAGCAATTGTTTATAACACATCTGGTGACACAAAGGCACTAATTCACGCAAATGGAAGCAGTTATTTTAACGGCGGCAATGTTGGTATTGGCGATGACAACCCAACAGCCGTAACTTCAAACGCAACAACACTGGAAATTAAAGGTGGAGTCAGCACAAAGGGCGGGGCGATAAAACTTAACTCATCGGATGAGTCTATAAACTCCTTCATTTATCCCGATGCAACAAACGGCCTCAGCATAAATATGCTCACTGCCCACCCAATGCGCTTCCTAACAAGCGGCACTGAACGCATGCGCATCGCCGCCGATGGTCGAGTGGGCATCGGTGGCACACCCTCGCGCTCTGCTGAAGAAATCGCCAAGGAAGCCAAGGACACCCTAGCCCGCTGGAAGTCTACCTTTGACGAGCGGCTGAAGGCTGAACCCAAGGCCGACAAGAAGGCTGTCACGCTTGAGATTACCGGCGATGAGTTTGACACGTTCCCCACAGAGGAGACTCTGGTAGAGCGCTTGCAGGAGCGCAACATTGGCGGTGGTGGCGCGCTATTGCAGGTGGCTGGTACCGGGCATTTTTCTGGGGATTTAGCCGTTAATGGAGGTCATGTATTAGCTTCTGGTAAAAGCGGAATACTTTTTCAGCAAAATGCTTTACAGCCTATCAATAACGTAAATGGTAATTCGGACGCTCAAGTTGACATCGGTCTTGCTGGAGTTAGATTCAAAGACGGGCACTTCTCTGGAACCGTATACGCCAACGGCAGCCCCCTCACAAGGGCCACAGACCTAATCGAAACCCTATCCACCCTGAGAGAAGCCACAAGGGATGAAACGACCCTTGAGGGGCTTAGGGACGCCCTCAGTGACGCTATTGGCGGGCTGATTCAGAAGTTTGAAGCACAAATATCAACCACGGAAAGTTAATGGTGGGGGCGGGGCCGTCCGGCTATGACCCCTCATAGTCGCCCGCTCCCGCCACCCTTACAGGAGACGGCACAATGAAAAAGCTATTAATTGCGGTATTTCTATTAACCGGCTGCGCTACCGAGAAAGGCAACATCCGGCAGGCGCAACACGGCGCAGACCAAATACGCATGGTCGCTATTCAGAAGGAGGCCCAGCGTGACGTGGCTACAAAACAGGCTCAGGCGGATGCGGCACTCTATGAGGCTCTGGCTCGTGTTGCGGAGTCTAATCCTGACCATGCTCCTTCTGTCGCTGTGGCTTTGGCTGTCATCGGCGTGTCTGGGGGGCAGTCCAGCGACGATAGTGACGATAGGATTGTGACCCTTCAGCAACAGCAGAACACGGCTCTGGAGTGGACTAAGGCTCTTGCTCCTACAGTGGGTGGGCTGGTAACTGGCTTAGGTGTGGCGGCTATCAATGCGGATGTGGCTAAGACCCAATCAGACAATAGCGCAAGGATTCAGATAAATGATGCCATCCAAGATAAAAACATTGTTGACGCGGTTGCGGGGCTGGGTACAGCGGCGGCTAATTCTGTTGGAGTGTCGGTTGCTGGTGACTACATTACGGCTACGGACCAAGCTGTTATTGACCAAAGCGTCAATACGACAACAACTAGCACAACCAGTAACACAACGTCGTCGGTATCGAATAGCACGGAAGTAAGCGACTCTTACAATTCGCAATCAAGTGATACCAATCTCAGCCAGGGCGATAACGGCATTCTTAATACGGGTGAGTATTCAGACCCCTATGAATACACTGAGACGAACCTGACTAACACAGTGACGACTGATACGACCGTTACCTATCAGGGTTCCACACAGTCGCTAGGAGAGCTGATTCAGTATTTGCAAGGGTTAGGGACGCCTTATTCATTAAGTATTGGTGGTGAGGTTGTAGCGGCCTCTACAAGCGGCACGGGTGAAACCACAACTATTGATTGCTCCATACCCCAGTTCAGCCCCCAACACCCTGACTGCGTTTAGGAGATGAATGGAAGTCAAAATAGGCAACGTGATTTGGCAGAACAACTACCAGAATCCGGAAGGCATTACAGGCAATCGTTCTGTGACTGATTATTTATCCCCTCAGTCTATCGAAAGCCGGAATATGCCCGCCCCAGATGCGCGGCCTGTTGACTTCAAGCAGCCAGACACCACGCCTTCAACAGAGGTAAAGGGGCAGTTTATTAATGTCCGAGTCTGAAGAGGTAGAGATAGCAAAAAGGTTAGCCGAAGCCCTTGAGCGTATCGCTGATGCGCTTGAGGTTTTTGGGGCAGAATTTGGGGCAAAGTTGGGGCAAATGGGGCAAAACGGGGGTGAGGCTGACCCGTAAGTGTTTGATTTTATTACCCCTGACTACCCCTGATTGCCTATCTAACAGGTTCAAATCCTGCCGTCCCGACCAATTTTCCCCTCTGCTTTCAATAGCTTAGGGGATTTTTGGTTTCTGGTGGGTCATATTTGGGGCAAACTGTAGCTTGTTTAGCTCTTGTTTATCCGCGTCCCCGTGTATCCATTTCGCATACGTCTTTAACAGAACCTGTAACGAATGGCCTAACTGATTGGCTACAAACATGGGATTGGCCCCCGCCATTAGGAGGGCCGTAGCGTAGCTGTGGCGGGTGTTGTATTGCGGCCTATGCCGTATGCCCAATTTCCTTAATGCCTTGGTAAAGGCGGCTCTCTGGGCCTTCTCAGTGGCGTATGGCTGGCCCTCTTCTGTCAGGAATACATTGCCCCCGATTAGGAATGTGTGGGCCTTGTGGCGCTCTAGGGCGGCTCTGGCGCGGTCATTCAATAATACGTCCCGCTGCACCCCTGTCTTGGTTTGGTGTATCAGTTCGCCCCTGCTTAATTTCTTGTCTATGTGGACGTAACCCTGCCGCCAATCAACGTCACCCCAGGTTAGGGCGAGGGCTTCAGACGTTCGCAAGCCAGACCAGAACATGAATTCAAAGTAATTACCCATTCGGTCGTCAAGGTGGTCACAGATAGCGTCTGCCTCTTCCCGCGTAAAGGGGTCAGGCGGGGGCGTCTGGTGCTTTTTGGATTGCACATAGTCAGACAGGCGGTGCTTGGTTAATTCGTCTTGGAAGGCCATATCTAAGACCTGACGCAAGGGTATGAGGTTGTTGTTGCGGGTCTTGTTTGAGGGCCATTCGATACAGGCCACCAGTTCTTTGAGGTGCGAGGGGCGCAGATAGGTAATAGGGGTGTCCCCTAGTTCCGGCAGCCAGTATCGGTTTAGGGATTTCTTGTATTCGTTACGGGTGGCGTCAGACACTTCAACGCTGTTTAGCCACCTTTGGGCAACAGCGCCGAATGTGCCTTGATTAACCGTTCTAGGGAAATAGTGGTGGTAATCGTCTTGGGTGAATAGGCCGTCTTTAATCTGGCGTCTTATTCGACCCTGTAGGCGCTCTGCTTGTTTGAGATTCTCCAAGGTGGGCGCTCCTGGGTAGACTTCCCTATACCGCCTGCCTTGCCATGTGAAAGCGATACGGATGGTCTTGCCCCTAACCTCGACGCCCATTTATCCCACCCCTCAGTGCTGTACAGATACCGTCTGCCGTGCTTTACCCAGACTTCCCCCTCTGGCAATACACCCCTTTGTCGCTTGTGGGTGATTGCCTTGGGGGTTGTCCCGACTAACTCAGCTAGTTTTTCAGCATATACCCACATAGGTCAAAAGGGTACGTCCGCGCCTTTCTTGCGGTCATCGTCCCAGCAATTAGCCCAGCCGTCCCAATCACCAACGGGGGCGCAATCTATCTTTATGCACATTGACCCATCGTCACGCTCAAACAGGCTGCCAATGGTGAGCCAGCGGGCCTTTTCCTGCCCATCCTTCTCATAAGTGCCGTTCTTAACGACCAGATTCTTAATTTTCTTCATTACTCTCTCCCTGCTTTGCAAACCAGCGGTTTTTAGCCTCGTTGTATTCGTCAGAACGCAGTGCCGCGCGTTCTTTGGTAGTCCAAGCCTCGCCACCTTTAGTCGGTGCGGGGTTCCACAACGCCAGCCTGTCCTCGTTGGATATCTGCTGCACACCGTCAACAAGGGCGTCCCAATCCTCTTTGTGAATCGCGACCTTGCAGGCGTTGACTGCCTCGCGGTTTTCTTCCAGCACCCTTAGATGGCGCTCAAGCTCTGTTTCCGGTTGGGGCGCGGCTTCTGTTGCCTGGTTGCCGTCATCATCATCAGCAGGGATGCCAGCCATTGCCTGTAAGGCGTAGCGGCGGGCGTAAGTAAAGGCGCTACCAATGCTCTGGGCGTCAAATTTAGATAGGGGAATGGTGTATTCAGATTTAATCCATTGCCCGCTGGTGTGCATTAGGAGCGTCGTGACGCCTGCTGACTGTTCTACCCGCTGACAACCCTGGGTGTAGCTCAATCCATTCCTAGCGAATGGCTCCTTTAGTGCCTTCACAACCGCGGCAAGGTCTGCGTATTTGGATTTAAAGAACGGGTTTTCCGCGTCTTTAACCGCTGACCCCATTTCCCCTTGTGCCTTGGCTAGTGCTGTAGCCAATTCGTTAATGCCGTCTGATGTTTGCATTTACCGCTCCGCTATGTGGTCTAGCTCAATCAGGGCCAGCCGCAATTCCGTCTGGGCCTTTTTAAGCGTGTTAATTGTCTTATCCATATCCCTGACCATGTGACGCAATCGGGTGTCGATATCGTCAAGAGGGTTCATTTCCTCACTTGCCCCAAATTCGGGGTCATAGCTGGGGTCATCC